TGTCGAATCAATATACAGCTGCGCTCTTGCGTAATTAGTACCTACAGTGTCGAAACCTGCACTATCACCTAGAGCCATCTGCAGGGTGTTAGTATTAGTGCCCGGTACTACCGCTGTCCAAACAACAGCATAAGAGGCGTATGTACTATTTATGCCACTTGTAAAATCTACACTAGCTGAAGCACTAGCTTCGGCTGTTGATATAACTGTCCAAGCACCACCACCAGCCACCGCATACGCACCAGCACCATTTAAGAACGTGCTTGCACTTGCAGTTCCAGTTCCCAGATTAGCAGGGGCAACAACGCCAGTTAATTTACTAGCCACCATGCCAGTGATATGGCTATCGTCAATCGCTCCACTGACTACACTTCCACTGTCAACGCTGTTCGCTGGAGGGGCTACAGTTCCTGTAGTCTTCCCATTGAATAAACAGTACATCGTACTTGGACTGCTAATTGTGCTAGTCGTTAAGCTTGTACCGCTTGCAGTATAAGTAGTAGGGTCTTGCCGTACATTATCGATGAACAAAGCAATGTCAACGCTACTAGTTACTGCTTGATCTAGCGTAAAGCTAGTGCCAGTAGGAGAGCTAAAAGTCTGCTGTGTTAACGAGCTATACTTCTCTGCTGGTGTATTTCCTATATATCCCATTTAAGAAATCTCCAAAACACTTAGCATAATATCTGCATCTCCATTGGCAGATGCCTTCGCTTCAAGTATCTCGCCAGCTTCCATTATGAGTTTGTCACCACTCAATCCTGACAGTGATGATCCGACTGGTAACGGAGTACTAGGAGCAAGCACATATTTAGTTGAACCACTCGCTCCTACTTTTGCTTCAACATTTACAGAACTTGATCCATCTATGTTTGTGAATCGCATCCCTATGACCACTGCGCTAGTAGCACCGGGGCAAGTGTATATAGTAGCTAAAGCTGTTGTTAGTTCTGCTTGTGCGCGTTGATAAACTTCTGCCATCTTCTTGCTCCTTTATTATCCGAGTGCCAGAACAAGACCGACACTTGCACCTGCGGTTGATGAAATAGTTACGGTATCGGTTCCTGCATTGGTTGTTATTGAAGTTCCTCCAGAGCCTACTAAAGTCATAGTATCGGATGTTGAGTCAGCTACGACATTCGATTGCCCTGCCACCGAGACAGTCCCGAAAGCCATTGCCGTTGCAATCGGAGCAACATTCTGCCAAGCCGAACCGTTGTAAACTCTCATCGTGTCAGTATCAGTCCTGAAGACCAAATCCCCTTCTGTTAACGAAGAACCGGGGTCTGCACCTGCAATCCTGTACACTTCTGCGAAGTTATTTACTGATGCTATATTGCTTGCAGTCGTGTTGACGTTTGCTATCGCACCTGAAACAGTGGACATTGCCGTAACATTGGCAGAAGTCCCTAGCGTGTTCATAGCAGTTACATTGGCTGAAGTACCTAACACATTCATATCCACAACCACATCTGATGTTGCCAAAACATTCATGTCAGCAACTACGTCACTTGTCCCTAATATTGCCATATCTGCAACAATAGCAGATGTGCCGAGAATAGCCATATCCGCAATAATCGCAGCCGTGCCAAGCACATTCATATCGGTTACTACGTCCGATGTACCCAGAATTGCCATATCAGCAACTGCCGCCGCTGTACCTAATCGGCCTACTTCAGTAGCTTTCCCCGCTACAGCAGTAACATCTGAGGCAATACCGGAAACTGTGTTTATATGACCTTGATTTGTAGATGAAGGAGTTGTGTTTAACCACGTTGTGGTACTTAACTTGTATACCTTCATCACCGCTTGGTCAGTTCTGAAAAATAAAGCCCCGTCAATCAGAGTATCCCCGTCATTGTCAACGCTTGGATCTGATGTCTTTGCCCCCAGAAACCTGTCATCAAAAGAATCATAAGAAGCAGCAGAAGCGGCGGCTGAATTACTCGAAGCCGTTGCTTGTGTACTTGCGGTTCCTGCTGATGTACTGGCTGCTGAAGCTTGGGTTGACGCGGTTCCAGCCGATGTACTGGCTGCTGAAGCTTGTGTTGACGCCGTACCTGCGCTAGTTGAAGCATTAGAGGCGCTCGTTGCGGCATTGGAGGCACTAGTAGAAGCGGCTGCGGCGGATGCTGCGGCTGCTGCTGCATCTACAAGTAAAGCCCACTTAGCTACATCTGTATTGCTAGATATTGGTTGCGCCCCACTAGAGGTATGAGCGGTTAAAACTATGTAGATATTATTATTAGAAGTGTCTTTTACGATGTCTCGGACTGCATAAGCAGTTGATGCGGCCCAATTACCCCGGAATATGCCCATAGCTAAGTCTGTCATCGAGACATTTTCTATGCCATCCGCAGCCGCGTTAACCCTAAGAAGCTGCGAAGCTGTCAGATCTGTAATGGAAACCCCGGTGGTTGCGGAACTTTCAGGGAATTTAACCGCCCTATCGAGTTCTTCTTGAACCTGCTGTACTAATCTTACATTCTTATCCATCCTATCTTCCATCGTCGTAGACGGAAAAGCTCCTCCAAGGGGCAACGCAGTGGTCTGCGTAACGGGATGATTACTCTTGATTGTTAAGGTTTCGCCGGAGGCTGGGGTATAATCTGTGGGACTCGTATCTATAGCAAGTGTACCTACGGCCCCATCACCCCCTGTGAGGTTGTACTGAGTGCCCGCCGTCCACACTGTCTCAACACCTGTTGTGTTGTTGGACAGAATTACTTTTACGGTGGTGTCTTCCCAGTAGATAAACGTTACTGGGAACGACGTCGTAGAGCCATCCCCTGAATATGCTACTTTATTGGTAGTTGCTGTTAGAGTCATGTTTTTTCCTTTGATGCCTTTTTAGGCTTTATGTATGATACCATTTGTGGGGTATAAACTCAAGTATTACTGCTCATCATTGTGGGATGTTATCTGATCTCATATGAATGTCGATTTTGTTCTTTTCTGATAAACGCTGATCTTCTTCCGCGTCATTTATGATCCTCTCGCCAAGAGCAAAGTTTGTTGCATAAAACCATGAGTTAACCTGTGTGGCGACAAATCGAGCCTCTTTAGGCGTTTCTATATTCATAAACAAAGACTTTAGTAGATCTTCGTTTTTGTTTAAAAACGCATCGTATAGAATGTGAAGAGCAGGGTCTTTGAAACGGGTTCTAAACGCATCTCTGACATTTTCAGACACCAGTTGTGCTGCCGCGATAGAACCTCCCCCTCCCGATGGAAGCGGGCTGAATCGGAGCGCGGCATACCTCAATATTCGTTCAATTAGCACATTAGGGGTAAGGTCAAAGGTTCCGCCCTTAGAGGCGTGGGCGTGTAGGATTACGTCCAGCTTTTTAGCCGACGTAATTACTTTTTCCATCATGTCCCGGCGCTCTGGCGAGAATATTGCTTTCCCCATCTTCTGAACGTTTTTAGTGTTCCACAGGCTTTCCAGTGTTGCTCCCGATATAATCTCAGGAGTTTCCAAGTTCATGGTCTGTTTGACCTTTGCCTGATCCAGCATCCATAAAAATAAGTGACCATCTAACCCGTCTTTTGCTTCAGGGTTAGTTTTCACTTTATCCAGTAGATCTACTATCATAGCATCTACCATTTTTGGGTCGAAGGTGTTTTGTATTTTCTTAAACGATAATGCTGGCCCATTCCCGACATAAAAAGCCGCCATTGACAATTTAGGATCGTTTACTTGTTTGGTTAGCTGAACGTTTTTCAGGCGTTTAAACTCAACTATGTTTCCGCTTTTCACAAGCTCTTCTATGTCGTCTCTGATACTCCTAAGCGCCGGGGTATCCATCAACGTGGCGTGGGTTTTTAGAAATTCCTCGGCTGCGGATACATCAACCTTACCGTTGCTAATGACCTCACGATTAACTCGGTATTTTATCAACTGCTCTGCGGCGCCTATTAATTCTACCGGCGCATCTGGCGACCCTCCCTCGAGAGATTTTAATATCCTTTCAAATATAGCCTGCCCTTGTGCAGCTCCGCCTTTTCCTGCACCAGTGAATATATTCTCAAGGGTAAGGCTCGGTGGGACTTTGTCACCATTGCGGTTCACGCGAAGAATGTCTGCTATGGGTTTATCAGCGAACCGCTCTTTCACTGCCCGTGTAGCTCTTAAGGCGGTTAAGTAGTCTTTATTTTTAGATACCGCGCCTTTAGCTCCCCCCATTCCGTGCAACATAGATTCCGCTAAGTCATTTAGTAGTGATATTCTTCTCATATTAGGGGCAAGAGCCGTTCGCTCTTCCCTAACAATTTGTAATATTCTCGAGCGCAGTCCCTGTTGTCTTGAAAGCGATACTTGATCGCCCCACTCACCTTTTACCCACACATTTTTGGCCTTTACCGCTTTTCTACCCTTGACGGCCTTTTGAGCCTTTTGTTGTTTAGACCCAAACAGCCCACTCGCCGGGACAGCCTTTTTAGCCTTTATAGCTTTTACTGCGGGGATAGTTTTCCAATACCCTAGAAATTTGTGCAGATCCCCACCGGCGTCTTCGTTGCCTAATTTAAATAAAGTTCGACCTTCTTCTCTTTCAACTTCCTGTAGTAGTCTCTTAAATGTAGACGTAGCGGCTGATGTGGGAGAATCCACTTTCATGTCAACCCGTTTCCATAAAATCTTCAAAGAGTTTTCAGCAATCTCTAACTCTTCTAGTATTAGCTCTTTGGCGTAGATATTCGCCATTTTAGGCGACATAGTGGCTTTTAAATCGTTGGCCTGTTTTAAGAGTTTCATCATCACCGTACTTAAACGGGATTCTAATAATATATTGATTTTGTTTAGTTCATCTGCGATAACTGATCCTACCGGCAGATCTTTTTTAACTGCGGGAGTTCTACCTATCTCAATGAGAAGATCATGCATCTGCCGCCATCGGGCAAACTCCCCTAGCTGTCTAGTTTCTTCGTCTCTAAAGAAAGCCGTCTGAAAATTGATTGCGGCTTTTAACTCGGTACGCTCCGCAGGAGAAAGAAGTTTATAAAATCCGGGGGCGTCTTCCCCTTGATCGCCTTTTTCAAGGCGTTTTAGCCCTGCTTCTAAATCCTCCGCAGACCCTACACGTTTTTGTAATTGTTTCTGGGCGTTTCTAAGCGCGGCAGGCGACCCCCATGCGTCTAAGAAACTTCCCCCAAGCTGTTTGCCCGTGCCATATATAGTTCTTAAAGGTAACAGAGTTGCGGTACTTCCCCCCATCATACCCATTATAAACTGCGCTGCTACGGAATCTGGGTACTTGTTCTTCCCAATGCGTAAACCTACGGCAGCCGTACCTGTTGCGATTGTTTCCACAGTAAGAGTTTGCAGAGGGTGTGCCACAGCTAACTCGCCGGTGCTTTTGAAAAAGCGTTTTATTTTCGTGATATTAGATATCGGCCCCCACTTTGGGACTTTAAGAGCCGCTAATCCGGGTGAAAGAAGGCTAAAAACCAGCCCTTCGCCCATCATGCGCCCATCTTCAAATTCTTCTGAGCGTTCTTGCGTTCCCACATTTCCAAACACATCCTCGGCGGGAGCTTCCAGTCCCATATTGCCTAAAAAACTCTGTATAAACCCATCAGGTAGTTTGTCCGCGTACGCGCCCAAGAACCTGCTCATCTCTCTGAATCCGCCAGAGGGGATAGGCCCGTCAGGTCTACCTTCCCCCGGGGTGGGCGGGAACAGCAGTTGATTTAATATTGCGCTTACTGCATCACCCGGCAAGTCTAGAATGTCAAGAAACACCGAGTTTATGCCGGATCGATAACGTTCAATTCTATTTATAGCGATTTCTTCTTTTTTAGCTTGATGTCTGTCCCGGCGTATTTGCAATGTTTTTTCACGATCTACGCGAGCGCGAATAGCAGATTGCTTACGCTTTAATCGGGCGACTGCTTGTGGACTGGCTTTCTTCTCTAAACTTATTGTTGCATCAACGTCTGAATCGGGGGCTGGTTGAACATCCAGCGGTAGGGGATCAACCTCTTGCATAGGGGTAGGTGTAACCTCTTCCTGCATAGGGGCAGGTGTAACCTCTTCCTGCATAGGGGCAGGTGTAACCTCTTCCTGCATAGGAGCGGGTGTAGCCGTATTCTGCACGGGAGCCTTTGGAAATACTTCCTCGGGAACTGAGTCTTGAGTAGGTTTAACCGCTGTTTGTTTACCGGGGAGAGTCGTCATTTATTTCCGTTTCGTTATGTCAGCATCATTAATTTGTGCTACTGTGAAGTCTTTAAAAAGTGCGAGAGCGCCTCGAATTTCCTGTCGAGTATCATCCGAAAGCGTTCCGTCCGACAGCGCTTCTATGAGCGCGGGAATATTAAAGTCTTTTAGCGACGTCATATTTCCGTTATTGGCGGCATTTATTACATCAAGGGTTTCATCCCCAGTGCTCGTTTGGGCTTTTCTAGGCGGCGTAATCCTCGCGGGAGCTACGTCTTTCGGGTTGCTCGGCGGAGTAACCGATGCGCCTTCAGATTTGCGATCTTGAAACCCATATAGAATTGCCTGTTCTTCTGTTAGGTCGTCAGGATTTAGATCATTAATTGCGTTTTCGTTATCGTTTAGACTACCCCCGGGTACTGGTAAGGTTGAATTTACATCACCATCTTCAAAGCGTTTCATGCGCCTATGGATACGTCCGAGAATTGCCAGAGTATCTACTGCAAGGTTTTTCTCGTCCAATGGGCGGAACCCCGTTAGTTTACCTAGTTCCGCGTTACTTCGACTCTCTAGCTGGGTTCTAAAAGTAGCAATCGCAACTTTCGCTTTTGCATGGTTTGTCCATATGGATGGATCAGAGAATATCTTGGCAAGAATTATCTGCTCCTTTACCACAAAGCGGGGGTTTAAACTAAACAGTCTGATAAAGTCTCGTGCTAAGAGTGCTAAATTCATTCGGGCTTCTTCAGTTTCTTTATGAACTAGAGAGTCACTGAATGTTCCCAGAACCGTGTTAAATCCCGACTGCACGGCTGAGAAAAGGTCAGTAGCTTTACTTAAGTCCAGAGGATCTCCATTGGCATCCTTCATCCCCGTAAGCATCAGAGTTAACTCTGAAGCATCTTGGTCAAACCCAGCGGCGAATTCTTTTATACCGTCAGGCGTAGTTTTAAATGGTGGTGATTCCAAATTTGGAGCGTTGTTAAATGCACGATGCCCCGCCTTATAAAAATCGTATTTCTCGGGCTTATTAGGAATTAGTCTCTCCGCCTCCGCCAGCGCCTGCTTCGGGGTCATTCTACCCGTATCAGCAAGTAGTATCTCATTCGCCTTCAGTTCTACATCCGACATATATGCTGTCTCTAAGTCTGTAAAACCCTGTTTGCTACCGTTTATGTCACTGCTCTCTGGTATAAGACCCTGTGCGCCAGTGCGTAGATCATCGACTGCGGCGGATGTTAATGATCCGTCTCCATTTTTAAAGCTTACGTTCACCCGTGGATTTGGGGTTTGGAATGTAGTTTCACCGACACTCTTGCCATCAATTGGAGTTTTAGCCAACGTGGAACCCTCTGGGACAACATTAGTAACAGGGGGACGATCCTTACCCTCTCCCACTGTAGTACCGGCGACATTTACTGTGGAGCCGGGGGTCAAAATGTGTTCGGGGATAGCTCTTTCATGTGCCCTGTAGTACATCGATAAGTCGTGTACGTATAACTCAACACTCGGGTAATCTTTAGCCTTTGGCGCGCCCTCGTAGAACTTATTATTAGCTTTGAATTTTCGCCCTTCTGGGGAGTTGTCAAATCGTATATTAGCTTGTTCCTCCTTCCCCACTTGTGCTGCGTCCAGTAGCCCCTTGCTCATATAACTTCGGGTGAGGGGGTCACTCAAAAAAGCTTCCAGATCGGCTGGGTCAGCGTACTGGCGGCTGAGATATTTCAGACGCTGTGTCAAAGCCTGCCTCACCAGAGTCGTGAATATCGTCGTTTTCTTATTAGCTTCCAAGGCTCCGCCAGACGTGTGAACACGCTCAAAGATCCCATCCATCATTTGTGAAACCTTCGACCCCAAGGGGAATTCTGCTATATAACTCATTCCATCGTTCGTGGCGCGCTCACTATTTTTAGTGTCTCTAATCACTCCAATACTTTTGTTAGCCGTGGTATCGGATGAAAGTGCGGCGATCTCCAGTTTAGAATTGTAACGATGCCGGTTCACACTGCCGTCCATTTTTCCGCTAAACTTTTCATTTGTACGGGCGACTCTTGTTGTGTACTCTTCGATGCCTTCTTCCGTACTTAAGTCCGACGCTTCGATATCAGCAGCGGAGTCATTTTTGTATTGAGCTAAATATTCTGCCATGTCGTCATCGGCTTGATCGCCTTCCATTTTTAGTCGGGCATTATACTCAGCGTCAGCGGCGGCCTGATAATCGTCGGATATGTCCATTATTCTCGATCCAGCTTTAACGAGCGCATCCCCCGGCCCTTTTAAATTGGACGTGACATTGCGTTTTACGTTAGATGCTACAAAGCCTGTATTATTAGGCTGTACCTCTACCGGCGAATTGACGTTTCGGTTACGGTGTACCGGATTTGGTCGGCCTTGTGTAATTTCTGGGAGAGCTGTCATTATTATATCTCGTTTAGTAAGATTATTTAGAATTTGATGCTAGGGTATTTACTCTTCAACGTGCTTGTTTTTTTGGGGGAACTACTTGGGATTTTAGAGGATATGCTACTAGCGCCGCTGAAAAGAGATGACCCCGCGTTGAACAGCGAGCTAGTTCCGGCCTGCTTGGCCTGTGCCCCGAAGAGCTGCCCTTGAGCTGTTTCATTCTGTGCTTCCAGTCCAAAGTCCCCTGTTCTCACCGCAAACTGGTTTCTTAAACGCAGCGCGGTTAATTCGTCCTCCCCGGCTGCCTGACCCTGAGTGGAGGCAAAAGATCCCCTGTCAAGAAGTTGACCCGTAGCTCCTCCTGCAGCAAATCTACGAGCTATTGAAGCGGCTGAATCGCGTCGAAAATCTTCTTCATCTATAACCGCCTGCTGTTGAGACCTAACCTGATTTCGCCTAGCCAGCTCGGCGTTTTGCCCCGCTACTTGTCCTTGGAATCTTGCGTTAGCTGCCTGAGACTGTCCTTGTGAGACCGCTCCTACAACGCTTACTAGCGTACTAGCTAATGCTAAATTTGCCGATACGGCGGCACCCCCGGTTAACATGGCACCACCAGCAGTGGCAGTGAAAGCCGCGCCAAAGCAGTAGCAGTTCTTAAATATCTTAGATACGTCTTCGGTATATCTGAAATCGGCGTATTTATCGTAATTAAACGGCATAACTATCTTGTCCTTCTTTATTGTATGTCATCGCAGTGTCGCCAAAAGCCACCTTTTGTGCTAAACATTGTCTATGAATATCTTCCGCCCATTTAGGGTCAGCGGGTCTTCTGTATCCCCACGTTTCTTCTTTTACTCCAACTGCATCTATGCCACTTAAATTCAAGTCACTACTAAATGGCCCCAGAATAGGCACTATAGAAATGACTTTCTTTTTTGCGGGCATATGTCTTAACAAATCAATTCTCCACTCGTACTGCCCCGACTCTACGGGCACCGTACAAATTATGTTATCTGACCATGTGAACATTGAACTGTGAATGAGTGCTCGACCAATTCGTTTCGTCCCCACTGAAAAAGTGTGCCAGTGAGCTTCGTTCATCAATGCAAAAACTTTCTTCTGGAACGCTAGTTCTACATCCACATGAAACAAATCCGATCCAAAAGCTACTTCATAATGAGATGGATTTGGGTTCTCCAGTGGGATGTTAAGAACTTCGGGATGTTCAACGGGGTTATAACTTTTCCCCAGTCTCTTGTATTCCCAGTACGAAGGACAACTGTTACAACCGTCTGATACTCTGGCACAACCCGTAACAACAGGCCAGTTGAGTATAGAATCTAGATTGCTATTCATATAGCCCACACCTTTTTAACATCTGGATTGTCAACGTAAACCAATCCGTCCGTCCCTTGGGCTATTGCCATCGTCTTGTCAAATAGAATTCCAGTGGTTAATCCGTATGCTTCCGGGTGAACATTTTCGACATCCATGAGCACCACGTCGCCCGAATTCGATGACTCCAAAGATACTTGTTTATGTCCCATTTCCATAAAAATCTTCTCCACAGTTTCTTCAACGCCGCCCCCTGAGAAATGTTTGATGAATTTAATAGCCTCCTTCATCGTACTGTATTTGGATCTGAAGAAGTGAGCAGGGTCTGAACCGTTAATAGCTTGAACAGCGTCCGCTGCGAAAAGACAACAATCGGATTTACCCCACTCGAAAGGGGTGTTATGCCGCTCTTTTAAGAATCCACTAAGTCGGTCAGGCCAGTCACTATATCTTAACATATTATAGCCTCTCTTGTCCTATTATCTACACTGATGCATTGATTTTAACCTCTGGAGCTATAGCCAGAAGCGTGAATGGGGCAGGGTCGCTGTTTTGCACCCAAATACGAGGGTCAGACTCCCAGTTGCCTTCCACTTCCACAAAAAGTTCTCCTGTGAATATGGGGGTACCTGTATCCATAGCGTCTGAAACCTCTCTGAAATCGTTCTTGATAAACGCCGCTCCGGCTGAAACGGTATACTTTATAGTATGGCTGTAAAGAACTACAAACGTAATTCCGTTAATTCGTTTGTTACGTCCTACTGCCGTACCCGAGGGGTTTCCCCCTTCAATCTTTAATGTCTGCAGTTTATGTGTGAATCCAAGTCCTACCTGTACCACGGAGGCCGGGATATCAAGTGATATACCGCCGCTTGTAACCACCATGTCTGAATGCAAGGCACCGTCGGCCCAGACCTTTACAGTCTGGCCTTCTAAGTGTCCTAGCCCAGTTAACGATGAAGTAGGAGTGCTGTCATAAGTAAGCCCCGAGTCAACGTAGAATGCGTCTTCCGTGTCCTGATCATTATCATATTGTCTTTCTAGAAACTCTACGTTTCTAACTGTAGCGCCATTTATAGTCCTTTTTATCTGAATCCATACTTCATCTCGGGCAGACGAATCATGTGTCTGCCCAACCGCGTTGGCGCCCGGTATAACTACAACACTTTCAACAACAGCGTGACCTTCGCTAGTTACTGCAAGCCGTGTTTTGTCGGAACTTATTATACTCAAAAGCCCAGTGGCTCCGTGAGTAGTTTCGGTTATAGTAATTACATTTGCCGCAGGGTTAGCCACAGTAAAATTTGCATGGGCGTTGATAGCCGTAAATATATTATCCGCTGTTACATTATTTGAAGTGTTGGGTCGAAATCCCAAAGTTTCCGACGGCACAGCCGCGCCAGCAGCCTCAGATGTAAATGTGATTGTCTCTCCATTGGACTGAATTAAATCTAATGTAGCGCCCGCTGCGAGATTAGCGTAGTCTGAAACGGTAACTGTAGCGGTTCCAAATCTACCGCCGAATATATGCCGTCCCCATCCAACGACATCTTCTTGGCGTCTAAATGTCATGGCAGGAAGCTGCCCGTCTCCTCGTACAACCCATATCTGTGCATCAGGCTCTTCCGCGTGATCCATCTCAACAATACCGCTTTGAGTAATATGTTCTGCAAGTCGAGTCATGTCAAACGCTTGGTACCCGTCTGTCTCGAACGTAAATCCAAATTCTCGGATCTTTCTCTTAGCACGTTGTGCAAAAAGAACAATATTATCAACTCTCACAGGGGCAATTTGGGCTGACCCATGTGTAGTCTGTCGTCTAACTGTAATATCTGAAGGTGTTATAACTGATCCGGTAGAAGATGGAATCCACTCACCGCCGGTCGTACCGATTGAAAGTGTATCTTCTCCCGCCGACATCCATCTGATAGCATTAACGTTATCAGCGCTAATAGTAAAATCAAGGCCATCGTCGTCGTGAACAGTCTCATCATAAGTCCCCTCCGTCGGGTCAGAGTCAGGGGCGTGGTTCTCGAAGTCCCCGGTGTTTGATGCCCAGAAGGTTTGGGGCTGATCTGTGCTTCCTGCTGCATATAATCTTTGCTCAAAGAAAGCCCCAGTTGACGGGTATCCTGTAGTTGCTGACCATGATCCAAGTCTCCATTTAGTTTCTGCTGCAGTACTCACAACGGTTCGTTCAATATCAACTACGGCAACTGTCGTACTCGTAATAGATGTGATCACCCCCCATCCCCAGTTAACGGTAGCCTCGTCGCTCAACCTAATCGACCGGCCTACATCTGTTGATTGAAAACCTAATCCTCCATTAACGCCTACTATAGTTGATATTGTAAAGTTAACGCCAAGCCCAGTAGCGGCTGATGCCGTCATGGTCGTTTCCGAAAGGTTCTCCGTTCCCCACGGGCCATCCTGCCACGGGACTTCTATTAGAGACCAAGTAGTATTACCTCGGCGTTCTAATCTATAAGTTGGGTATGATCCGTGAAACATATACAAGATATCAGCAGACTGCGGCCCTTCTATTTCATAAAGATCCGCTGCCGCATATGGAGTCTTTATCTCCATAGGCTCATTGTCTAGTATAGCTACGTTATCAAGTTGGATTCCTTTTGCTAATTCGTTTTCAAACCTTATAAAGAAATTGGCTGCTGTTGCAGTGAATGCATACCCGTGGTATCCAACCTCTGCTACGAATGTATCAACAATCTGAGTTCCGCCAGTGGATGTACCAACGCTGAAGATAAGATAGTCTCCGGGGGCACCTATAACTTGGAATTGTACAACGTGCTCTACCGCAGACGAATTTGTTATTTCTTGCTCTGCCCCTGCATTTGTGGTTCCGTTAGACGTTAGGGTCATTCTGTCATTGGTAGCGTCATGCGCTATAGAAGACCCAGCACCAGATTTATCTGTCCAAGACGCAATGCCGGTCGGAAAGGTTCCATTAGCAACGCCCGCCGAGACATCTGGGACAGTGATCTGTCCTTGATTTCGGTAGAATCGCATAGTACCGTCACCCATTTCGAGAACGTAATTCTGCGTAGTTGAAAATTGGAATTTCTTAAGGCGAGATTTTATAGTTGCGCCGGTCTTTGTAGCGCTTACATATCGACTCCCCGGACGGCGTTGTATACCACCTTCTGGAAGGGCAGTAAAGTTTTCAAGCGTTTCGACGCCACTGGGGTACTTGTTGAAGTCTACTCTAGCGGATAGTCGGGGAGATAGCTCCCCTGTGTTCATGGATGGAGTTAATGGGTGGACTTTAGGCATTAGTTACTAAACCCAAAACCAGATCGGTTTCTAGAATTGGCCCATGATCCACGAGGGCGAGGTTCTGAGAACGACCCCATAGCATCGAGACCTTTCGCTCGGGCTAAATCTTTCGTGGCCCTTTTGGAGAGCTGGTCTTCTAAAATATTGGAGTTGGCTATAGTGACGGCTAGGTCTCTTGCTAGAGCAGAAGACAGCGCCTTTCTAAAACCCGCAGACATAAGATTGGAGTCAGTTTCTTTGAAAGTGTATACTAGATATATAGATTCTACGTCGCTGGATATGACATTTTGTGACGCAACCTGCTCATGTCGGAAGTTTATAGTTCCAACCCCCGCATCATTATCGTGAGCTGATATGGTAAAAAGCCAATCGGATGGCAAGGCAAACGCATTATCAAACCCAAAGACCGGCGCGGTAGTTGACGCTGCAAGCTTAACGCGCTTGGTAGCAAAGTTCCAAGGGTACTCCAAAAGCTCGTCTCTGACATTAGAATAGAGATCCTGAACTGCGTTAGCGTTAGGTGTGCCCTGAGTAAGCGACGTAATGCGGGTGCCCCCCACGAGGCGTAACGCCACATTAGCGATACTTGTTTCACTTGCCATGCTTACTCCTTAAGCAGCAACGGGGATAGGTTGGTCGCCTCTAGCGATACTGTTAGCTTCTATTTTGTTGTTCGACGTATGAACAATCTCACCGTCAACCAGTATATCCCAGTTTTTGTTGGTATAGTTGTATTTTACTGTTCCGTTTTCCCTGATGTAATCGGGGCCATCTTCCTCTTTAGGTTTATCTTCTTCAGGTAGCTTATCAGAAAATGTAGTAACTTTCGATATAGGCGTAAATTCAACAGCGCGAACAGTAGAAGTAGAACTTACTTCAAGAACTATCCCCTCCGCCATCGCAGTAACCCTCTCGTCCTTTATCTTAATACACCGCACAGTATCACCAGCCATGAAATTTCCCGATAGGGGATCAAAAAAGCCCGGTTGAAAGCAGGTATTAATATCGTGGTCTTTACATATGTAGTTAAACTGTTTACCGTAGTTACCATCTTCGGGTTTATTGAGGTTATGCGTTTTCGCCTTAATCATACTTGTTCTCCTGTTTTGGTAAAATAAAATCTGGTAACGAAGCGAACTTCGTTACCAGAAATTAGTTAGTCAGTGTTGGTTACTACTCCAACCAATGCTTCAGCTAGATCAACAACACCATTAGCATCAACCGCCATGACCATGAGAAAACCCCAAGTTGAGATTGTCCCCGTGCGAACTGCGGTTGCCCAATCAACTACGAGAATAAGATCCCCGGCAGCCAGATTGAGATCGTCGTCCGTGTTGTTAAAGTATCCATCGATGTCCACGAGAGTGGTGGCTTCCAAACTATCATAACGATAGGTCGAGTAGCCATTCCCATTACTCGTCTGGACTAAATTTCCCGGTACATATGCCATTAGAAAGTCCTCTGTAAAAAGTAAAAAGATCCGGGGGCTAACAAAAGCCCCCGAAAAATTAAGAAACTGGTAGAGCTGAAGTATCGTTGAGGGTTCCCTCAATAACGCCAGCATCATCAATTAATACAGCAGAGCCTGACATCGCATGATTCACAAAGTGAGCTGCGCGGTCGCCGTGCCAAGTAATATCTGCGCCGACAGATGTTTCTTTGCCAGCACCAGCTAGGTTTGCAGGAGTTTTGCCAGCGGCATATCCTATAGCATCCTTATTCCAGATAAACATCTTGGAAGTAGACGTTCCAACATTAGGAACACCAGAATGTACAGTCCACAGAACGTTAGCCCAACGTTTGAACATCCCTACGGGAGCACCAACGTTAAAGGGAAGTCCGTCGCTACCGACATAATCAGAACTAGCAAACTCATTAATGGTAGAAGCAGCCGCCCATAGATGGGGGGACATAACTCCGTACATATTACCCGGCTCATAAGCATCATTAACGATCATGGCTTCCACCATGTCGAGAAGGCCGTTTCTAACTTTTGCAGAAGTAGTAACTGTTAAAGTTACAGTTGTTTGAGATGTTGAATCGAGAATAGTCATTAGCTGACTATCTACTTTACGACCCAAAGCTTTAGCACCACCACGAGCAATAGCCATACGCTCGTCGATGTTGATCTTAGCTTCATCCAGTTTATCAACCCAGTCACCAGCATAGAAATCAGCGAGTGTCGTTGATACTGCGGTATGGGTTTGATTCATGGGTGTAATAGTACCATGACGTGCTTTAGTTGTAGCTGTACCTTTTCCGATCTTTTGGAAGGTTGCTACTGAGCCAACAACATCAGACTTGAACCGGACAGTAGGTTTCAATACTGAACCGTCTCTCTGGAACACGTCGTGAACGTCACGCTCGTATTGCGTTATAAACGCATTATTAATAGATGTAGACATTTGAAGCCTCCGTAAAATATAATGTGGTCAATATGACCGTGAATAAAATCCTACATTTCCGCCGGAAGCCGTTATGTCAAGTTTGAATCGGGGAGACCTTTCGGGGCCGTCATCTATACTGGGAACGGGGCGTTGGTAATGTATACTACGATGGTAGGGCCGATTAAGGGAATCTACCTAATACTTTATGATAACAAATATTGCCTATTTTGTCAACGTTTGTTCTGTTCTTTTCTTTCTCGTTTTCTTTTCCGGCGTTCTTCGAGCCGCTTCTTCTCTTCCTTTTTAGTCAGATGTTTCTTGTGGTGTGGCACACGACTAAAGTTTTCCGCGCCTTTTCGGCCTTCAGAATTTCGTTGCCGTGCGTCAGTCGCTTCAGTAGACCGCCTCTCACTTTCGTTTTCCGCTGCAATAAAACCCTCGTCGGTGTCGGGGAAGCTTTTAGGCTTCACCCTTTTCCGATTCTTTTTTGATCTCGTGGCGTTAAGCGCACCGCCGGTAGTCTTAAAGCCTGCGGTGTTGACAACGTAGATCCTACCATCTTCCGAGATTGTACTACTTTCTTGGTGACTCAATTAAAACTGTCTCCCATCTTGTCCGACAACAGGCACATTTCCATCCATACGTTCTAGGACTTCACGTTCCTGTGCCGCTAGTTTATTTGCGCCCGCAGTGTCTTGTTTAGCGAGAGCTGCTCGTGTTTGTTCTCGTAAGCTGTTAGCTTTTGCCATCAGCGTCTCGCGTTCGCTACCTGTGACTACACTACCGAGACTACCCTCTCCCATTTGGCGGCCCAACGTTGCAAACATCTTTGCCATGATAGGATTGTCGAGAATGTATGCACCTGATTTATCTTCAATATATCTTGCATCCTGATAGTCATCTCCAAGTAGCTGCTCACTTGCTCGAGCTGCGTAGATGAGATTCTTATCATAGTCGTCTTTCCACTCTGCCCGCAAAGCATCCGTCGAATCTTTAGCGTACTTAGCATCAGCTTCTGCTGAGGCGCTTTGCATCTTTGTAAGTTCTTCCCTAAAGGCAGATACCAAAACATCAGCAGTCTCTTTAGGAACGTTATTATTTAGAAACAAATTCGACCAAGTGTCCTCTGAATCCATCATAGCATCGGTTCTGTCGTAACCCTCTGGTAACGGAAACTCATAGCCATCAACATCATTAGGGACACCTAAAGCTTCCCGATAAGCATCTACTTCTTTGTCAGTGGAATCCTCTGATAGTCTGGATACAGATTTACCTTCCTTCTTGCGGTAGTCGAGATTAGCTTTGACTAGCGCTTCAGGAGTTGTAAAGCGTTCTGCGTGTTTACGAAGATCTGCATCCTGAATAGATTCCCGCCAGTCTGTATCGACAGCGCCCTCATCAGTAGTATCCTCTAATTCAGTTTCATCTGAGGTATCCTCAGTTGATTCTTCCCCTACATCTTCAGTTGTTTCTTCTGCTACTTCTGATTCAGCCATAATTATCCTCGCCTCGTAATTTGTTTATCAGGTGGGGGCGGAGGCGGCTCTACCGTAGTAGTCTTATGAATAGCCAGAGCAAGTTTCCGCTCCCCAGTTGAAATTAATGTAGCATTCGTATCTACACCGTACTTATTAAACTTCGTAGTATCATTCAGGATGTACCCCATGCCGAGGATCTCTCGGAACACTTTCTCACCCATCGGCGTAGAAGTGAATAATATCTTAAAATCCTGATGTCTCTCCTCTACAGATGTGTACTGAGAAGATCTCTCAAACATATCAAGATCATTTATTTCAACCTTCTGTTCCGCCTTGGTTTTCCTGTTGGTTGGCATTTGTCAAAAATCCTTAAATATATCGTCTGCTCTCTTTTTTATACTTTCCCTGCTCGGGGGCTTTTTCTTCTTATTTTCTTTAGCCCTCTTTCGTCTACGCTCCTCCGCCGCGTCCGATCTTTCCAACGGTGTGGATTTGGTGTCGCCTTTTCTCCGGGCGCTACCGGGTAGTGGTGGACGCTTTCTCCTCGTCATTTTATCTTTATCCATTGGCTATTTTTTACCCCTATCTCGTTTGCGTTTTTCAAAAGCCGCTTTTCTATCTTTTAGTTCCTTCTTCTTAGATACCGAGCGTATCTTCGTCTTAGCTTTCGGGTTTTCTACTTGGTGTTTACCATGGAACTCCTTCTCAATCTCCTTTGGTGTCAGAGGCTTTGAGTCCTTGGTGAGCTTCTTTTCGCGTTTCCGTTTAGACCCGTAACCTACTCCTTCTGGCATATCAATACTCCCTTTAGTTAACGTTACTCTGAATTAATTTTATCCCAAGCATCTTTACCCTTGTGTCGTTTACCACTGTGAAACACGTTCTTCATCTGCCACGACATGGCAGTATGATTTGGGCATACGCATTGAAACCTAAATTTCGCATCGCATCTGCTACAATATCTTGATCTAGTTGGTGTTTCCGTAATACTTTCCTTTTCCATTAATCTCCTGTTAAGCGGGGACTCCCTGTTGTGGTGCGTTAGGATCTACGGGTGCGTCAGGGTCTTGTATCAGTCCCGCATCCTTGGCGGCTTTAGCGCCTTTTCCAATGATACCGGCCTGCATATCAGCGGCTTGAAGTTTCTGCATCTCAGCCATCTTAGCATTCTCCGCTTCAACTTTAGCTTGTACTTCTTCTCTAGTGTTCATTATATCATGTGGCAACGAAGCTGCATCAGCCTTGAAACGTGCAAGAGCATCAACGTTTACCAGATGTTTTGCTTCTGGAGCTATCTGTGCCATCTGCATAACTTGCATAGCCCAATCGGTAGCTGCGGCAGATTGGACTTGTTTCTTAATCTTATCTACAGGCAAATCAAACTCAAACTTAATATTCTGTCCCGAAAGTACCTCTGGGATCTCACCAAAAGCTTCTTCCCGCATCAACAATCTAAAAGACCTATCTACCAGAGGTTCGTTATAGTCAGTCTGAAACCTACCAAATACAGGCCCAACTTCACGAATGAACTCATCTTTACGCTGGATGATCTCCGTAGCAGTCATCTGTGGCCCACCCTGCGGCAAGTTTAGGATGTTTTTGAAGAACGCAGCAGCTACTTGGTTTCTAATATCTGTCTGCATATCTCTAGTCACCGGCAAGTTGTTGCCAGATATCATAGGGAAGAATGGATTACCACCTACCGATGCCGCAGTCTCCACGTCGTAGTAACTAATCCCACCGGGATAAGTCATAACTTCTTGGAAAGCCCCGTCGTTCGGCGCCATGATTGGTGGATCAGCAAGTCGCTGACCTGCCACCAGAATAGTCTCACCCATAGACTGCAGGGTATTACTATCAGGTAACGCAATCATACCCGGCGATCTGCCGTACTCTTCCCCGGTGGATGTATCCCACCGTGGAATTACAAAAGGGAATTCGTGGAAACCGCCCTCCGCAATAATATGTTTGGTTTGAGTTTCCATCCAAAGCTCTTCGATTGGAAAGTCTTTAGCAAATATAGGGTTTTCAATAGTTTTGTTCTTCCTATCTCCAACCCAATACATTAGATCTATCTTATCGTCAGTTTGGTTGTTCTGGATCTTCTCCTGAACAGTTTTTGACAAATTCTCTTTGCCAAACTTCAGCTCGGCTTGCCAGATGAACATCTTCTTCGTTCTATACATTCCATAAGGATTACCCTCGTCATCAAACATGGGATAACCATCTTTAAGATGTACAGACTGATAAAGTAAATTCTCCTGAGACTTTGCCAGACCTACAAACAGAATACCAGTACCCATTACCACGAGGTCAAGGTCGACTTCCCCTGTTGCTTGTCTAAACCGCGCAAGGGGATTTCGTATATGACTATCGAGAATCTCGGTAGCCCGACCCATCCACTCTTGAACTTCTCCCTGTTGATTTAAAGTGTCATCTTGGGCTTTTACTTCCGCTAATGTCTGCCCTTCTGGACGGATCATAGCTCCAACAGTGTTTGCCAGACTACGAGCGGCTTGCATAGGAGTACCATCAAAGATGTTCTCCATGCGATAATCGCCGTCTACAACAGTCTGGGTAAAACCTTGTCGAGTAGGTAAAAGTACCCTAGACAGGTCGCTCCAATGCTCTTCAAACTGAGACCGACGATTACTGGCGGCGGCCTGCTTTTTTATATGATGATTAACTCTCTCTTGGGGAGTTTTAAGTTCCATGTGTTAACCTAGTTTCTTAGTGGTTATATTTCCGCCCGTCTCGCTTGATGTTCCTAAACCACCGGACGAAGATCCTGATAACTGAGATCCAGCACGGCCTCTGCGACGAGCCAACACCTCTTTATTCGACTGCTTCGTTTCCACAGGAGGTGGAGGCGGAGGAGGCGGTGGAGGCGGTGGCGGGGGCGGAGGAGGGGGTCTGGGAGGTGGTGACCCACCGCCCGGTATTATACAAAGGTTTTTCATAATTATCCTAAGTTCCCTTCTTCACCAGTTGCAGATTCGTTTAGAATACTACCACCAGTGGACTTGTTTTGAGTTAGTATAGAACCCGCACGACCTCTGCGTTTCGCCACACTGTTTTTTAAATCTAATTTAGCCTGTTCAACAGCCGGATCAGCCCGAGCAACTGGAGGAGGCAATGGAGGCGGAAGTGGGGGCGGAGCACCGGGGCCACCGCCGAAGCCGGGAAATATATTCATTTTATAAGTCTCTTGTAAAGTTGATAAGGTGTTACTGAAAAGTATTTAACGCCCAAAAGAGCTTTGACCAAACCGACACAATTAGCTACTGTTATTGTACCACAGAACAGATTAATGCCAAACTTGATACATTTAGCCTGTTCTGTCTCAACAGTAGTAAACCCTAAATCTCGGTAGTAGCTGTTGAGATCAAAATCCGATGCAGCCATAACACGAACAAGCGGAATTCCTATCCGGTAGTCAAACTCTACCCACCCGTTATCGGTTTGCAAATTAATAAAGCAATGTTTAAACCCATCCTTAAGCATCCATCCTAATGGATGACCTTTACCTTCTACGTTGCAAAACACGACAATAGCTTTCATTTAGCTCCCGGTCTTGTTATACGCCCGCCTTGGGACTGAGTATTAGGTTTTATAGCTACATCTCTTTTGCCATCGTCGCCCTTCTTCTTTTTCTTGCTCATCGTCCTCTCCTAACTCTGCGATTATTCCTACGTCTATTAACCGTATTACTAGAACTGCTGTTGGGTTTTGAAGCCGATGATGTAGTCGCCGGAGAAGCTCCAGCAGGCGGCGTGATATTAGCGGCCTCTGGTCTTACTATCTGTTTGAAGGTTTTATTATTGTTCTGGACTTCGTTAGCTGTATTCTGGCGCCGTGTTAAGTCTCTAGCATCTCGACGTTCGGTTCTTGCGGCCTGATTAGCTGTTCTTTGGGTCTGACGAGTAGCGAACTGTTCGTTTCTCAGATTCAAAGCTTTGGTATTTGCAACAGTCTCGGGGTTACTTCCAAAAGCTTTGGGGTCGCCAAAGCCGGGGAATATGTTCATGTTATCCTCTCCACTTGTGGGGGTTATATTTACTCTTCTGCGTATTTGGTTTATGTACCTTCTTTGCTAGAACGTGCTTCGACTGTTCTCGTTCCCTTTGCTCGAAGTAAGCCTGCAACGTTGAGATAGTCCATCCGTTCTTTATCTCTTCAGGCGTTAGTATAAGATCTGACACTATCGTCTCCAGTTCTTATGGGGGTTATACCGTGAGTTAGTACGTTTGGGCGAAGTGTTAAATCCCCCTGCTTTCCTCTTAGCGGGTATCAGAGCATACACTGCAGAGTCGCCTTTTCCGGGCGATCTACCAATTCTCTTCTTAAGATCTCCAAATCCGTCCTTACATTCCGTCGATTTGCCCTCAACTTGAATACCACGACTAGTTAACTGCCACTTTGGGGCTGCAAGATCAACTTTTAGCTCTCTGTCTGGCGGTAATGCAATCGGTTCAAGGTTATTAGGGTTCAAAGCCTCCCGCATTCTCCACCACAGCATACTGCGAGTGTTAAAGAAGCCCAAATTGCCAGATTCATCCCTCTCATGGCATTCTTTGCGTCCGTCAACAGAGTAAACGTTAATTCCGTTCGTCTTCAAGTGATCTAATATAGATGCACCAGCTCCACCAATGATGTCGAGCATGATCTGCGCTCCATCCCTTACATAAGTAGTACATATGGCAGCACCAGTGGGGCCGTCTGGAGTGGACTCACCCTTCAAAACGATCTGAGGAGCAAACCACCTGCCATATCTACCTGTGACTACAAAATCATCCTTACCTCCTCGTGCCGGGTCACAACCTAATGATTCCATCTTAGCACCTTGAGGCTTCTCGTCTGTCCATCTAGCCTGTGCCAGTTCAATCCAAGCTGTTGGTATAACCTGCCACGGGTCATCAAGCACCCCTGCAGTGAAATCCCCCATCAGCATCTGACTACGGAGCGGCTCGGGTAGTGCTTGTAGAGCTGCTTTGTATCCAGAGTTAATTAAAAACGGATTGTCATCAATAGATGACGGTATGAATGTTCTAGATCGGGGTTGTACCCAATCACCATCTTGCCATATAGGCTCACTACTTGGTACTTCTAAATCCTCACCTTCTGAGTCAGATA